GGCTGCGTGTGACGGTGACAAGGCTAAGGCAATTCTGTTGTGGGGCGATCGTGGCAGTGAAGCGATCACGGAGTCCGACCTCGAGGCACTACTCGCAGAAGCCATCACAGAAGAAGCGGAGGTCGTCGCAGTCTCCGACGAGACGCCTGCCCTCGAACAGTCCTCCAACGACACAGTCGAAACGTCGCGACCGGCTCGAGCCAAACTCGGAAGTGCGATGACACTCGTCGAAGAGGAAGTCGTATGAACGAGACGGCATGGACGCCGTTTAGTCAGCCGGTGTGGGGACGATTGAGAGTGGAACTGGACGATGGCACAGACCTACTCATCATGGCGTTTCTTGCGTGGCGTATGGATGGTGGCATTCAATACCTGTCGGCTAACGGTTTCTCGCATCCGTCGTCGAAGGTGTTTCTGATACGGCCGGAGGAGATCAAGTGAGCGCCGATAAGTGGTACACGAAGTGGGAGGGCGTCTACCTGGGCACGGGCGACGAACGAAAGAACTTTGAGAAGTGGTACGACGACAAACGTAAGGACGGCCAGATCGACTCCGACGACTCAGAGACCGACCTATTGAACGACTATCGAGACACGCAAGCCTGGACGGACTCGTTTCTCGATTGGGCGTATGTCATGGAAGCAGACGAAGTACAGATCAGTGAGTGTGAAAGGGAAGGGAACATTAGATGATTTCAACAACAGAACGACGGACAACCTGGCAGCGACTAGGAACAAACGTGACAGGAATGTCGGTGCCGGAGGCTATGGCCCACGCCGGCATCGACTTCAACGTCGGCATTGTCCCATTGAAAGCAGAGGTAGGTGAGGGCAACCTTGTCGATGTCGACGGCTATCGCCTGACTTATCGGACAGACACCGGCGTCGGTCTCGCGCCTGTCGGCAACCGATACACAGTTGTCCAAACTAAAGAGGCGACCGACCTGATCGAAGCCATGACAGGTGGTGGATGGCAGCCGGAGTTCGCTGGCCTAGTCAATCGAGGTCGAGCAGTATTCATGGCAGGCCGAATGGACATGGCCAACCTCACCACCGAGGTCGACCCGTATCTCTGTTTCGTCAACTCATTCGACGGCAGTAGTGGATTGAAGTTTGCTTGTACGCCGGTTCGTCCGAAGTGTACGAATCAGATCAAGTCGATCTTCAACACACGTCAGCGTGTTCGGCCTGTCGTGTCACTTCGACACACAAGTAACATCCTGGGCAGGGCAGAAACGGTTCGAGACACTCTCGGCTTGTCGACCGCCTACTACCGTTACCTGGACGAGCAGATCGACCGACTGTTGAACCTGACTCTGACAGAGGAACGTCTAGGTCAGGTGCTCGATGTCGTCGCCCCCATAAACGATCACGAAGGCAACACGCTCGAGGGATACAGACTCGACAGGCGACTCGACAAACGCTTCTCGATTCAGTCTCACCTCGAGACATCACCGACCATTCCCGATGACATGAGGAAGACGGCATGGGGCATCTACAACGCCATGACCGAACTCGAACAGTGGGGCAAGTCGACTCAACCGACTAAGGCTCAATCGGAGCAGGCGCTCGGACGACATCTCGGTATGGTGCCGATGGTCGTAGCAAGCGACAGAGTTCTGAAGACGATCAGCGGATGGCTGCCACCAATCTGATCGTTTCAGAAAGATGCCGGGGCGTTCCCGACTGAAGAACGCCCCGGCATCAACACCGACAGGAGAGCCAGTGGAAGACCAAGACTATCACGACCAGTACGTTTCCGACACTGGCCCGTTCTCAATCGTTCCCGAATGGGTGACGACATCCGAAGTAAGTAGCGGCGCGGTCAGGTTGTATGCGTTGCTCGCCAGGTATGCCGACTATGCGACCGGCGAGGCGTGGCCCAGTAGGGCGACGCTTGCCGTGCGTCTCCGTATGTCGACCGACTCCATTGACCGCTTCTCTAAAGAACTTCAAGCGTTGGGCGCTATCGAGGTGGTCAGGCGATTCGACGGTAAGAAGTGGCGGTCGAACCTCTACGTAGTCAAGAGGGTTCCACCTGCCGGCCTCGAAAGTGGCCGTACCTCTACGGCTACCGATGGCCGTAGGGATACGGCTACCCATAGCCGCAAGGATGCCGAACGAACGAGAGCCATTGAACCTGAACCAGTTGAAGGAGAGAAGACATCTGATCTCGTCCAAAGGGTGTTCAACGAATGGATTGAATCGACGGGCAAGGATGCGAAGAGGACACGCCTCGACCAGAAGCGAGCGACACGGATCAAGTGGGCGCTAAAGCACTATGAACTCGACGACGTCCTAGATGCCGTCAAGGGTTGGAAGTGTTCGCCATTTCATGCCGGTCAGAATCCAACGGCCAAGACTTACAACGATCTAACGCTCGTTCTGCGAAACTCTGATCGGCTCGAATACTTCCGTGACTGTTACAGGTCACCACAAACAAACGAAGGGCAGGTGCCGGCGACCTGGCATCGACTGAAAGAGATGATGGGAGACGACGATGAGTAGAAACGGCGTCCTGAAAGCCCTGGCAGTCCTGACAGCGGCGTACACAAGAGACATGACCGACCCGACGATCCGCTTGTACGTCAACGGCCTGGCAGACCTGGACGACCATGCGCTCGTCGGTGCGGCCGAAGAGTTGGTCGTGATGAGCAAGTTCTTCCCCACCATTGCCGAGATGCGAGAGGTCGCTGTGTTCCGAATGGTGCCAGGTGGTCGTCCTCCGTCTGCCGAAGTCGCATGGGCAGAAGTGTTGGACAAGTCGAGCAAGGTGGGCCACCTGCCCCAAGAGTTCCCCGAATGCGTTCGATGTGACAACACAAGATGGCTGACTCAGGTGGATGAGACAGGCAACGAACGACTAGCGCACTGCTCGTGCCTCAATAAAGTCATTCAATTTCCGAGGCCACCACTCAGTCACCAGATGATCGGCGTCGCAATCGACGCCTGCGGTGGATACAACAAACTTTGTAAGGCGAATGAGAAGGAACGTGACGCTATGCGGCGACTCTTCTTCAAGTCATACAACGAAGTCATTGTCGGTGTCATCGGCAAGTCGATCGACCTAACCGGCTCGAGACCCAAGGCCCTACCAGAATGAAGAGGTCAGGCCCACTCAAACGACTAACGCCCCTCAAGTCGACTACGCCCATCTCGAAGGTATCTAAGAAGAGGCAACGCCTAAACAACGAACGCCGCAAAGTCGTAAAGCAACTATTCGGCACACGTAAGACTTGTGAGGCTGGCCCGCGAATACGGAACGTCGACCAAGTTCACAGATGCCAGGTCGTGCCCTCAGACGTTCACGAACCCCTGACTAGGGCAAGGGGCGGCTCGATTGTCGACCCGAACAACATGCTCGTAGTCTGCCGAGCCTGCCATGATTGGATTCACCACCATCCGAAAGACGCTTCGTCCGTGGGACTACTGGTGTCGTCGTACAAAGGGTGATAGTCTCACAAACATGAGGCGGGAGTGGACAATCGAGGACGACAACCGTCCCTGGACTGCGAACGCCGAACGCACCTGGCATCGACACAAACGAGCGAACGTCGTCAAACAATGGCGAACTCGGTGGTACTACCTGGCACTGAACGCCAAACTGCCTCACCTCGACAAGGTATCTGTTACCTGTATTCCACTCGCCAAAGATCGACGGTGGAGGCCAGACGTCGGCGCCTGCTACCCAGCAGTGAAGGCAGCGATCGACGGCATCGTCGACGCCGGCGTCCTCGACGACGACAATCCCGAGCACCTTCTTCATGTCACCTTCTACCCCGTACAAGTCGTCGGTCGAGACGGACTACGCCTAACAGTTAGGGAAGTCGAATGAACGCCTCACACATCTCACAGATTGACCTAGAAGAACAACTCATGCGTATCTGTGAACGGATGGAAGAAGAGACCGACCTGCTGCTTCAAGTCTCAATCGAGAGGGCAGAGGCCGAGGCCGACTACAAGTACAAGTACTCGCGAACCCTTATGTCCATCTCAGAGAAGATGCCGGTCGCCTCGAAAGAGGCTCGAGCCTATCTATCTGCGAGTGAAGAGTTCCGAAAGTGGCAACTACTTCTAGCAAGAGAGAAGGCGACACAACAGTCTTTGCTGGCAGCGAGGTCACGCCTCGACGCCATCAGGACTGTGTGCGCCAATGTAAGAGCAGCGGGAGGCTGAATGGAAACTACAAACACCAATCTGATCGAGGCACGTCGTCTGACCGAACGGATGCGGCAACTCGAACAAGAAGTCATCGAAGCCAATAACGAGCGTCGCAACCTGATACGTTCGGCCTGGCGTGACGACAAACTGTCTCAGCGCGAGATAGCAACGGCACTGGGCATCACGAATCAAACAGTGTGGAATGAGATACACAGGAAGGACAACAATGAATCTGTTGCCAAGTGAATACGAACTGGCTGACGTCTCGACGCTGCTGCTTCATCCCGACAATGCCCGAAAGGGAAACATTGAACGGCTGGAAGAGTCGATCAAGGTCAACGGCTTCTACGGCGCACTCGTCGTTCAGAAGTCGACCAATCACATCGTTGTAGGCAATCACCGTTACCAGGCTGCCGTCAATGTCGGCATCACTGAACTACCAGTCCTGTACGTCGACGTTGACGACAACGAGGCACGCCGGCTGTTGTTGGTCGACAACCGATCGAACGACCTGGCCTCGTATGACGACCAGATGCTTCTCGAACTCTTGCGGCTTACCCAAGACGAAACAGGACTCGAAGGTACTGGCTACACCGACATCGACCTGACCGACCTCGAACGACTTATCGAGAACGGTCCGACCGGTATCGTCGGCATGCCCGACGACTATCACATGCCGGCAGACGAACTCGATGGCGACACAAGCAACGACAACGCTGTCGTGCCATTCGACCTAATCGACGCAACAATGGATGACCCCGAGATCATTCCCGAGATGGGCACGGTCTGGCAGATCGGCCCACACGTTCTGATTGTCGGAGACGTAATGAAGGACTGGCCACTGTGGTCGAAGTATCTCAATGAAGGCGACTGGTTCGTTCCGTACCCTTCGTACTTTGTGCCGTTGGCTGCCAAGCGTGAACCCCGACTCGTCATGGTTCAACCCGAAACCTATCTCGCCGGACACATTATCTGTAAGTGGTCGAAGGCAGTTCCGTCCGAGCCAGCACGCCAGATCGACCAGTGAAACGAACACAAGGGAATTGGAACAAAGATGAGCGAGGGCTGTTCTTCAACGCCGCGAGCATCCGATACGTCGAGGATGAACTAATGAAACTGACTCAAGGTAATTGGGATCCGAACCTACGTTCAATGTTCTTCAACGCTGCCATGAAGAACCTGACCGAGGACTTAGGCAAGGGCGACTCCCGAACCTATGAGTACGGCCTACGTGAAGGCATGAACAATCTCTTTGCCATCAACGACTTCGCTCAACCTGGCAACAGCATTCGTCGGGAAGGCAAAGAGTGGCAAGCCTTCCTCGCTTCAATCGAAAGCGGTTGCCCGACGTTCCTCGACTCCGGCGTCTTCTGGCTGACCAATCAACACAAGAAGGCTCACGGCACCACAATGGACGAGGCACTCGCCCTGGCACCCGAAGAGATCGACAACTTCGATTGGCTATTCGACGTGTACGTCGAGGTGGTGAAAGAGGTAGGCGATCAACTGTGGGGCTACAACGAACTCGACCAGGGTGGCAAAGAGAACAAGATCAGAACGAGGGCACGTCTCGAAGGGATGGGCCTCCGACCGATCCCCGTCTATCACCCACTCAACGACGGCTGGGACTACTTTGATGAACTGGCTAAAGAGTACGACCGCATCTGTTTCGGCAACCTAGTTCAAGCACCACCGCCAGTTAGGAAACGCTTACTCGCGACAGCGTTCGAGCGACACGCCGAATACCCCGACCTGTTCATTCACTTCCTGGGCATCACACCTAACGAGATTCAGATGGCACTCCCGTTCGATAGTTGTGACTCGTCGGCATGGATCGCCATTAGAAAGTTCGCCCACAGTGTTCGCTTTCAGGCGTCCGGCCAGAAGCGTTGGATCATCCCCAGGGAGTGGCTGCCGCCGTTGCCGTGGACGTGGGTCGAGCGTGGCCCAACGAACGCCCTCATGCTTTCCGAGTCCTATGCCAGACAGCGTGCGATGCGACACTGGAATCAAACTGTCATCGACAACATCACTGGCACCAGATACCCGACAGGAGTAGCAGACAAGTGAGCATCGAACAGTACGTCACCGTCCGATGGGAACAGATTGGCTTCCATTGTTGGCCTGAAGCCAAGGGCACTCGCGAATACTTATCTAGTCGACATCGACACAAGTTCTACTTCGAGGTCACGGTCAGTGTCTTTCACAACGATCGAGAGATCGAATTCCATGATCTGCTCGACCAGGCACGAGCAATCATTACCGAGGAAGAACTCGGACGATCATCGTGCGAAGACCTGGCCTATCGAATCATCGAGTCACTTCGTGACACATACAAGGAGTCGGCCATCCGTAGGGATTGGACGTGTTCTGTATTCGAGGACAACGAGGTCGGTGCGACCGTTACTCACCGAAGGAGTTTCTAATGCTGAGGACAATCAAACGATTGGGTGGCTTCCCCTGTTGTCATCGACAGTGGAAAGACGACGGCCACTGCTCGCTTCTTCACGGCTACGACAGATGGGTCGAATTGGAATGGGAAGGCCCACGCGACCACCGAGGATGGGTCGTCGACTTTGCCAGTCTGAAACGAGTCCGACAAGCACTCGAACACCAGTTCGACCACACCTGCCTCATCGCGCCCGACGATCCCGAGATGGAGACCTGGTGCTCGCTGTCTGCTAGGAACGCTATGGCAATCCGCATCATGGACCCGACAATGGAGGGGATGTGTTTGTGGGTGAAAGAACTTGTCGAAGAATGGACCGCCACTGAGTGCCAGCCTGGTGTGCGTCTCATCCGAGTCACCTGCTGGGAGAACGAGAAGAACGCTTCGTCATGGGAGGCGACGCCAAAGTGAAAGACAGCCTCGACCGTGAACTGATCCTGTCCGAAGTGTTCGGACCGACGCTCCAAGGTGAAGGAAAGAGCATCGGCAAGCCGGCCATCTTCGTTCGGCTCGGTCTTTGTAATCTCGATTGCCGTTGGTGTGACACTCCCTTCACTTGGGACTGGACTGGCAAGAACGGAGTGAAGTACGAGAAGAAGAAAGAACTACGACACCAGACGGTCGCGTCGTTGCTCGACCACCTCGACACCCTTCGTCCATGCCGGCGACTCGTTATCAGTGGAGGCGAGCCACTCATTCAATCGAAAGCGGTCTCGAGCCTCGCCGTTGCCTACAGCGCCACAGGAGGTCAGGTCGAGATCGAAACTAACGGCACCCTCGTACCGCCCGACGACATAGCCGAGATGGTCCAATGGAACGTGTCACCTAAACTGGCGACGAGTGGAGTCGACGACAAACGAATCGCCCTCCATGCCCTAAGTGCCCTGGCCAGGACACCCGACCATTGTTTCAAGTTTGTCATCTCCGACATCGACGTCGACCTGCCCGAGGTCGAGGAACTCTGTGCCACTGTCGGCATCGAATACAACAACGTGTACCTGATGCCGGAGGGAAGAACCGCCGACGAGGTCAACCGTTCGCTAGCATCACTCTTCGACGTTGCTGCCCAACGAGGCATGAATGTCACCACACGGCTACACGTACTAGCACACGGAGACAAGAGGGGAGTTTGAGATGTCAGACATCCGACAGTTGACATGGGCAGACATCGACGAAGAAGTAGACAAACTGGTCGCACGCCGAAAGAACAGAGTCGACGCCGTGTATGGCATCCCGACTGGTGGCAGTGTCGTCGCTGCTTTAGTGGCCGGCAAGTTGGGTGTGCCGTTGGCAGATAGCCCAACTGGGCCTGCCGTCCTGGTTGTTGATGATCTCATCGACACCGGCAGGACAATGAG